GTTCAAAACAATCGGGTGGTGTGGCAAATGAATTCAAACGTCGGATGCGTTCATTTTTGAATAACAAAGTAAAAGAAGCACGCCAATGATTGGGAAGGTCATCAAATCAAAATTTGGAAGCGATTCAGCATTGAACACGTTGTTCGGCGGTCGTGTTTTTCCAGTCGTAGGCGCACAAGGGAAAACGACACCTTTTGCCATTTACGAGGTGGTGAACATCTCGACAACAATGTCAAAGGAATCGGATTCCCACATTGACGAAATAGACGTCCGAATCACGTTGATTTCCAACAAGTATTCGGACACACAAAACGGCGTTGAATATGTTCGAAGTGCATTCGTAAGAATGGACGAAACAATCGGCGGCGTGAAGGTTCAATCGTGTATGTTCGAAGGACAACGCGATTTGTTTAGCGATGACGAACGGACGTTCGGGTCACAATGTGATTTGAAATTCCGAGTGTCACGCGATTGATTTTGTAAATTTATAAAGTAAAAAAAAGAAACGATGGCATCAACAAGCATCATGAATTCAACTGACGTTGTGATTCAAATTTCGGAAGATAGTGGCACATCATACGACATCATTGGTCGTGCAACATCTGCATCATTGAGTGTTTCAATGGAAACACGCGAAACCACGACGAAGGATAGTTCGGGGTGGCAAGAAAATTTGGAAGGTCTTAAATCTTGGTCATTGAGTGGCGACGGATTGGTCACCTACTCAATCGCTGGAGATTACGAAACACCTGACGATTTGTTCACCCTATTGAACAACCGCACTTTGGTGAAAGTGAAATTCGGTTCTGCAACAAGCGGTGAAATTGACTATACTGGCGACGCTTACTTGGTATCTTATGAGCAAGAAGCGGGCGTTGAAGAAAATGTGACCTATTCATTCTCATTCACGGGAACGGGTGCATTGACACAAGCGTCGGTATCCTAACACACGCGGGGCCGTCCATCGGGCGGTCCCTTTATTAAACAACAACAAAACAAAACGAAATGACACACATCATTGAAATCGCAGACCGCAAACACCCGATTCGTTTCGGGTTTAATGCATTACGAGAATTTTCAAGAATGACGGGAACCACATTGGCGCAATTGGAACGATTGGGCGATGATATGACCTTGGACCAAGCCATCACATTGATGTATTGCGGATTCAAGGATGGGGCACGCAAAGAGAAAGCCCCTTTCCGTTATGATGTGGCCGATGTGGCCGATTGGATTGATGAAGATGAAGCGTTGATTGAAAAAGCATTCGCAATCTTCGAAGAACAATTTTCCGCGAAAGGCGAAAAAAAGTAATTGACCGAACGGGTCAAACCACAACAAACGTTCCAACATGGGACACATTGGAAGCGTTTGCGTTCGGTCAAATTGGATTGATGCCGTCCCAATTTTACGACCTATTGCCCCGCGAATGGGGCAACTTGGTTGAGGGTTGGAACGAACGTCAAAACCGCAAGGAACAAACGGATTGGGAAAGGACGCGTTGGATGACAACAATCCTCATCAATCCACACACAAAGAAGCGCATCAAACCGAAAGATTTGATTGTGTTTCCTTGGGAAACCGAACCGAAGAAAGACCGAAAGGTTTGGACGCGGGGCGAAATTTTGGATGTAATAAACGAACGCAAACAACGCGCAAAAGCCAATGGCAAATCTTTCAAGTCTTAATTTCCGACTAACGGCAAATATTTCGCCGTTCCGCAAGGGCCTAAACAAGGCCGAACGCGCAATGGAAAAGACGGGACGTCAAATGCAACAATTCGGCAAGAATATGTCGATGAAGGTGACGGCACCGATTGCGGCGTTGGGTGCGGTATCATTCAATGTTTTCAAAGGGTTTGAACAAGAGATGTCCAAGGTTCAAGCCGTTTCAGGTGCGACCGCTGAAGAATTCGCGGCGTTATCACAAAACGCGAAAGATTTAGGAGCATCAACGATGTTCAGCGCACGCGAGGTGGCAACGTTGCAAACCGAGTTCGCAAAACTTGGTTTTAGCGCAAAAGAAATCACCAAGGTCACCGGAGCAACATTGGCATTGGCCCAAGCATCGGGCACCGATTTGGCGCGTGCCGCTGAAGTGGCGGGTTCTACCTTGCGGGCATTCGGAATGGATGCGAGCCAAACGAATGTCGTCACCGATGTGATGGCGAAATCGTTCAGTACATCGGCATTGGATATGGAAACCTTTGCGGAATCCATGAAGTATGTCGCCCCAGTCGCGAAAAGCGCGGGGATGTCCATTGAAGAAACATCCGCAATGTTGGCGATTATGGCCGACGCGGGAATCAAGGGAAGTCAAGCGGGGACATCATTGCGCCGTATCATCTCGGAAATTGGCGCGACGGGAAAACCAACCGCCGAAGCGTTGCGAGAATTAGCCGACCAAGGAATTGGATTGGCCGATGCAAAAGATGAGGTTGGCCGTTCTGCTCAATCTGCGCTTTTGGTATTGGCTGGAGGTGTTGACCGCATTTCACCATTAACGGAAGAATATAAAAACGCCGGAGGTGCCGCACAAGAAATGGCGGACATCATGGGTGCAACGGCATTCGGTGCATCCAAGCGTTTGGAATCGGCGATGGAAGGGTTGATGATTTCCATCGGCGAGATTGTAGCGGTTGCCATCGTTCCGCTCATCGAGTTTTTAGCGAAGGCGGCATCGGCATTGAACAATATGAGTGACGGCACCAAACGTGCCATTGTCATCATTGGAGGTATTGCGGCGGCCATTGGTCCCGTGATTTTTATACTTGGTTCATTCCAACGTGCATTGGTTGCCATTAGGGCGGCCACATGGTTGACGACCGCGGCAACAACGGCGTTCGGTGTTGCAGTTCAAGTTGCCACATCGCCCATCACATTAATCATTGCCGCGATTGCGGCATTGGCGGCGGGGGTCGTTTACCTTGCCTATAATTTCCAAACGTTGGAAGCGATTGCCATCAATTCGATTGCGGGGCTATTCAATGCCGTTGTTCCTTACATCAACGGCTTGATGACGAAATTCAATGCCATTGCCGGACTACTCGGAATGGACGAATTGATGGTCACCCCATTCCAAAAGATGGAGAAAGTGGCCGTTCCCGCATTCAAGTCCATTGGGCAAGTGGTGACGGAAATCAAGGAAGATTTAGGGTTATTAAAAGAGGAAACCCAAGAAACAACCGAAGAAACAAAACAATTGGCCGCAACGATGGATGTGGTCGCAGAATCAACCAACAAGGCGGCGGTCGCAACAAAGCGCATGACGGAATCGTTGATGGATTTAAATGCCAAAGGATGGCAGATTTTAAAACCACAAATCGCCCCAACGTTCCAATCTATGCGTCAAGGGTTCGTCAACACCACGGCGTTGGCGATTCAAGCGGGCAACGCCATCAAAGATGTGTTCGCGCAATCGTTGCGTGATGCATTCGGTGAGTTGGAAAAAGGAGAAACACGATTTGGCAAATTCAAAGAATCGATGGGTCGAATGCTCAAAGATTTGGTCGTTCAGTTTATGGCGGCGGCAATTGCCGCATTCGCATTGGCCGTTGCCGTTCGCATGGCAATTGGAGGCATTGGCGGCATCGGAGGCATTGGCGATATCTTTGGCACGATGCAATCCGTTGGCGGCTTTATGCCGAACATCCCAATGTTGGCCGAAGGGGGGATTGTCACATCCCCAACATTGGCAATGATTGGTGAGGGTGGACAATCCGAAGCCGTCATTCCATTGGATAGATTGGGCGATTTTGGTGGTGGAAACCGCGTTGAAGTTTACGGACGCATCAGCGGGTCGGACATCCTTTTGTCGCAAGAACGCGCACAAAGAAACCGAACAAGACAAAGAGGTTTTTAACATATGGCAGAGGTCAAACTATTTTCCGAATTCCGTTCATCACACGGACATTTCTATTTGATTGAAATTTGGGATGAGGACTACACGGGCAATGAACCGAATCAATTCAATGTCACGGGCAATGGTTTCGAATTGAACTATTCGGGGCAAACGGACAACATCTATTCGCCGATTATTGGTTCATCCGTATCATTTGGAATGTACGTCGATAATTCAGCGACCAACACATTTTTGAACAACCTCAAACAATACCAACAAGACCGATATTTCGTTAAGATTTGGAAGGGCGAATTTGATGGCGAGGATGCAAACACTT